CGATCTGCGCGATGCGTGGACGCAGCTCTCGAGCCGGGGAGGCGCGGCATGAGCGTCCAGTTCGAAGCGGACCTTGATCCGCAGCTCGGTCACCCTCGGATGCGATTCAACTTCGCCAACGGGTGGTCAGCATCGGTTGTGCTTTACATGCCGTATCCCAAGCACAAGTGCGACTTCCGCCTGGCATCGCTTGCCGCTTGCCCGACGGGAAAATGGTCGATGGGCGTGACTGAGCTGGGCCAGTCCGAAGCCGCCGCTGACGAAGTGGCTGCGTTCCTTGCCGAAGTGGCCAGTCGCGGGAGGCCGGCATGATCCAGGCAATCCGCAAGGTGCTTGCCGAGGCGCGCGAGCAGGAGAAAACGCCGCTGCACATCGACTTCCTCGTCGCGGCGAATGCGGCGGTATGGGGCACGGTGCTGGCGCTGCTGTGGGGAGGGCTGCTGTCATGAACGCGCCCCAACCAATCACGCTCGCCGAGCAGCTCAACGTCGTCGAGATGTTTGAGCGCGGCGTCACCCGCCTCAGGGTCGGCCCGTTCACGGTCATCCGCATCGTGGCCGCGCTCTACTCGATCGAGGAGACCGCGCTGATCTCGCCGCGGCGGGCGCCGCTCCTGGTCGAGGCGCGGGCGCTGGTGACATGGGTGCTGCGCGCGGTTCCCAGCGAACCGGTCAGCTACCCCAAGATCGGCCGCGCGCTCGGCGATCGGCATCACACCACGATCATGCACCTGCACCTGATGGCGATCCGGCTGCGGCTTGAGGACAAGGTCTTCGCCCGCCGCTGCGACGCCATCGACCAGTATTTCAAGCTCACGGAGGGCAATCATGGCCGCATCCCCGCTTTTGGCTGATCGCGCAGCCGCGCGCCCGGCGCGTTTCGACGCCGGCAGCCAGCACCGCCGTTCAATGATCGCGAAGATCCAGATCGCGCGGAAGCAACTGGGCATGGTCGAGGACGACTATCGCCAGGCGCTGATCGACCAGACCGGCCATGACAGCCTGACCAAGTGCAGCGACGCCCAGCTCGGGCGCGTGCTGCAGTTCATGCAGTCGAAGGGCTTCTCCTCCTCGCCATCGGGCAAGGCGGCATCGCATCCGATGGCCCGCAAGGCGCGCGCGCTGTGGATCTCGCTCCACCAGCTCGGCGCCGTGCACAACCCGAGCGAGCAGGCGCTCGAGGCTTTCGCCAAGCGCCAGCTCGGCTGCGAGAAAATGCGCTGGGCCAACCAGCGCGACGCCTACAAGCTGATCGAGGCGCTGAAGGCCATGGCCGAGCGCGCCGGGTGGCCGCAGCACAGCATCGTGACGCACAAGCAGCTGACCACGATCCAGCTGCAGACATCGCTGTGCGAGGCGATCCTCAAGAAGCTGAAGGCGGCCGGCGTCGTCCCGGCCGACTGGCCGCTGCATGTCGCCCAGTCGCGGCTCTGCGGCATTGAGGCCGCAGGCAGCGGGGAACGCGGCCAGTGGACCTCCGAAGACTGGTCACGCCTTGCATCGGCGCTCGGCGCCAAACTGCGCGCCCATGCGGGCGCCGACATCAACAAGGGGAACGACAATGGCTAGTGTCGTCTCGGCCTTTGCCGATAACAACGGCAACCTGCACAGCAATCCGGTCGACGCCGTCGTCGCCGATCTCTCGATGATCCTCGGCCGCGTTGGCAACGATAGCGGCCTCACCGCTGGCATCGCCCGAATCCTGATCGAAAAGCGCGCCGAGATCGAAGCCGCCTATGCGGATTTTGACGCGATGCGGATCAAGGCGGGAGGCGCATCATGAACAGCTGGATGGGCGACGAGCCCGGCACCGAGGGCCTTGCCGAATGGTATGAGCTGGCGATCGCCGATGACGATGCGCCGCAGGCCAAGCCGCCGCTGATGTGGGAATGGGTGGTGATCATCGCGTTCACCACGGTGTTCTGGACGGTGATCGGCCTGCTGGTCTGGGCAGGCTGGTCGGCAATCGCGCGGTGGCTCTCGTGAGCCGCCGGGCAGCGCGCAAGGCGCAGCCGCAGCCCGCAGCGGCCCGGCCAGCGCTCAAGGTTTCGGACCATGCGCTGTTCCGATTCATCGAGCGGGCCGGCGTCGTCGATGTGGAGCAGCTGCGCATGGCGCTGACGGTCGCGCTCGATCGGGCGTGGCAGGCGGCGAACAAGCTTGGCCAGGATGAGATGCTCATTCTGGCGGGCGGGCTCGTCTACCTCGTGCGCAATGGCACCGTGGTGACGGTGATGAGCGAAGACGGCCGGCACAACCAGGCGGCGAGCTTTCGCCGGCTGCAGCGGCCGAATGCGGCGGGAGAAGGCGGCGATGTCGGCTAACCTGCCCGCCATTTTGGCCGAGATCGCGGAGGTGGCTGGCTATGAAGCTGCCCTCGCGATCGCGGACGTGCGCGGGGGGACGCAGATCTACATTCCCCCCGTGCCCGATGCCGATCACTGGCTCTGCCGGTTGATCGGCGTCGAGGCGGCGCGCAAGGTGGCTGATCAATTGACCCTTGGCGTCGGCCCGCGCCGCGTTGATCTGCCGCTCGGCCCTTCCGGCCATCAGGCGCGCGTGCGGGCCAAGGTTGACGCGATGCTGGCCGAAGGCCGCTCGGAACGTGACATCGCGCTCGCGACGCGCTACTCAACCCGCGCAATCCGGAAGCGTCGGCAACTGATCGGCGCGCCGAAGAATGATCGGCAGCTCAGCCTGCTCTGATCCCTGAAACGGCAGCCCCGGACCGTGTTCCGGGGCGCGCCTCCCCGGCCCAGACGCCAGAAGCAGGCTCATGAGTCAGCCTGCAGCCTCTCCCGAAACAAGCTCTGAAGACGCCGAAATCGTCGTCGAGGGATACTCGCCGCGCTTTGCGGTGGCGGTGCGCAAGCTGCTCAAGATCGAGGGCGGTTTCGTCGATGATCCCAAGGATCGCGGCGGCACGACAAAGTACGGCATTTCGCTGCGGTTTCTGGCGGCTGAGGGGCACTTCGATCACGATGCGGACGGGCGCGCCGACTTCGACCTCGATCTCGACGGCGATATCGACTGGATCGATATCCGGCTGCTGAAGCGCGGCGACGCGGTGTTTCTCTATCATCGCTGCTTCTGGGAGAAGCTGCAGGCGGACACGTTCCCCGCGCCGATCGGCGAGATGCTGTTCGACCAGGGCGTCAACGGCGGGCTCACTGCCGCGCGCAAGCTGCTGCAGCGGGCGATCAACGTCTGCGCAATGAACCCCGGCTTTCGCGCCGCACGGCCCAATGCCAAGCTGGCGGTTGACGGCGTGATCGGCGAGAAGACGCGCGCCTCGCTTGCCGAAGTGCTGCGCTGGAACGCGCTCGGCATGCCCGCGCTGACCGATGCGTACCGCGCGGCAGCCGCCGAGCGCTACCGCGCGATCGTGCGCCGCTGGCCCGATCAGAAGCGCTTCCTCAATGGCTGGCTGGCGCGTGCCGAGGAGTTGGGGCGGTGACCGTGCTGCTCCTCATTCTGATCCCGATCGGAGCCTATTTTGCCGGGTTTGCGCTTGGCCGCATTCATCGCCGCCACCTGCGCGGCATTCCCGGCCCCTCCGGCGAGCTGCCGCCGCCGCCTTCGAACTTCGAGCCCTACACGCGAGGACCAATGTCGTGAGCATCAACAATACCAAGCCCTGGTGGCAATCGCTGACAATCTGGTCCGGGCTCGGGCAAATCCTTGTGCTGGTGTGCGCCGTCGCATCGGGCGTGTCACCCGATCCTGCCGACGCCAGCGCGGCCGGCAGCGCGGTCGCCGAGATCGCGACAGGCCTGTTCGCCCTGCTCACGATCATTGGCCGGTTCCGCGCCAACAAGAAGATCGGGTGAGGCGATGCTCGGCAACCTCACCACGCTCAACCAGGCGCTCTCGCTGGTGGCTCTGCTGATCGGCATCGCCAATGCCTTGTGGCTGTGGATCAGCCGCCCGGCGCGCGACACGAACAAGCGGATCGATGACGAGAAGAAGAGCCGCGAGGAGCTTGAAGCCGCCTTCGAAGCACGCGCCGATCGGCACCGCGAGGATCTGAAGGAACACGATCGGCGCATCCAGCGGCTTGAGGACCAGATGGCGCACCTGCCGACCAAGGAAGATCTGCACAAGGTGGCCAACCAGCTGACGGCGGTGAAGACCGAGCTCGACAGCATCGCCAGCGCCGTGCGCCGGATCGACGATTTTCTGAGGAGCCGTCCGTGAACGATTTTGCCGCCCATGTCGCGCGTGAGGCGCGGCTGCGCATCCTGAAGGAACTGGCGCGCCAGACCGATGGCCGCGCCTCTGAACTGGCGCTGCGCACCACGCTCGACATCTATGGCATCAAGCGCGATCGCGACTGGATCGCCACGCAGCTGCGCAAGCTGGAGCAGCTCGACGCGATCAGCATCGCCATGCTGGGGCCGACCATGGTGGCGACGATCACGCGCACCGGGCTCGACCATGTCGACGAGCGCAGCGTGATCGAGGGCGTGGCCCGCCCGCGCGAGATCGAGGAATGAGCGAAGCCTCGGCCGGCTTTGGCGCAAACCGCCGAAAGGGGCGCGGCCGGCTCTCGTCGATCGAGATGCTGCCCGAAGAGGCGCAGGAGGCGGTGAACTGGGCGGCGACGGCGATCGAGGAGCGCAAGCTGCCGCTCAACGAGATCCTCGCCGAGTTCAACCGGCAGCTTGTCGGGCTGGGGCTGGAGCCGGTCTCAAAGTCTGCCTTCAGCCGCTATGCCGTGCGTCAGGCGATCCTCTATCGCGACATGGCCGAGGGCCGCGCGATGGTGGGCGAGCTGGCCGACAAGCTCGGCCTCAAGGGCGACAAGCCGATCGACGTCGCGTTCTCCGAAATGCTCAAGATCAGCGCGCTCGCGCTCGTGCGGCCGGGGCAGGTGACCGAGGACAGCCTGCTCGCCCTGGCGCGCACGGTGAAGGTGATCAACGAGGCCGAGGCGATCGCCGCCGAAAACGAGCGCCGCAAGGAACGCGACGCCAAGGAAAAGGCCGAAGAGCAGAAGAAGGCCGAGGCCGTTTCCAGCCAGGCGCGCCGGGCCGGTGTCAGCGAGGGTACGCTCACCGAGATCAACCGACTGCTGGGAGTGGGCTGATGGCGGACGAAGCGCACGAATTTGATCGCCTCGACGTTGTCTATTTCGTCGGTCAGAAGGTGGTCGAGATGGCAGAGCGGCTCGTGCCGTTGCTGCCGGTCTCGCCCACGCTCTTAGCGACGTACACCTTCGTGCTGGACGGCCAGAAGTTCAAGATCACACTGGCACAGGCACGCGACTGATGGGCGCGGCCAAGATCATCCCTGCCAACCCGGGCGCGATCTTCCTGCCTTATCAGGCGCGGTGGATTGCGGACGAGGCGCGGCTGAAGCTGATGGAGAAGAGCCGCCAGATCGGCATCTCCTGGTCCACCGCCTATGCCGCCGTCGCGCGCACCGGCAAGGAAGGCGCGAAGACCGACCAGTGGGTGAGCAGCCGCGATGATATCCAGGCGCGCCTGTTCCTTGAGGACTGCAAGCTCTTTGCCAAGATCCTCGACATGGCCGCCGCCGATCTGGGCGAAGTGCTGCTCGACCAGGAGAAGAAGCACACCGCCTATGTGCTGAACTTCGACAGCGGGCGGCGCATCAATTCGATGAGCTCGAACCCGGACGCGCAGGCGGGCAAGCGCGGCGGGCGTATCCTCGACGAGTTCGCGCTCCATCCCGATCCGCGCAAGCTCTGGGCCATCGCTTATCCGGGCATCACCTGGGGCGGCGCGATGGAGCTGATCTCCACGCACCGCGGCACCGGCAACTTCTTCAACCAGCTCGTGCGCGAGGCGAAGGAAGGCGGCAATCCCAAGGGGATCAGCCTGCACACCGTGACGCTGCAGGACGCGCTGGATGACGGCTTCCTCTACAAGCTGCAGCAGAGCCTTCCGGCCGAAGATCCGCGCCAGGACATGGACGAGGCCGCCTATTTCGACTTCGTGAGAAGCGGCTGCGCGGACGAGGAGAGCTTCCAGCAGGAGTACATGTGCCGGCCGGCCGATGACAACGCGGCCTTCCTCGAGTACGATCTGATCGCCTCGGCCGAGTATCCGCAGGGCACGGATTGGGAGACGATCCAGGGCGGCACGCTGTTTGCCGGGGTCGATATCGGCCGCAAGAAGGACCTCACCGTGCTGTGGGTCTTCGAGCTGCTCGGCGACGTGCTCTATACGCGCCTGGTCCTTACACTGCAGAACATGACCAAGGGCGAGCAGGAGCGCATCCTGTGGCCATGGTTCGCGCGGTGCCAGCGGGTGTGCATCGACAACACCGGCCTCGGCATTGGCTGGGTGGACGACGCGCAGGCGCGCTTCGGCACCTACAAGATCGAGGGTGTGACCTTTACCCAGCAGACCAAGGAGCAGCTGGCCTATCCGGTGCGATCGCGCATGGAGGATCGGCGCGTGCGCATTCCGATGGACGGAAAGATCCGCGCCGATCTGCGCGCTGTCACCAAGCAGGTGACGATGGCGGGCAATATCCGCTTCACCGCCGAGCGGACGCCGGACGGGCACTCCGACCGCTTCTGGGCAATGGCGCTGGGCATCCATGCCGCGAGCGGCGCGGAGGGCGCGCAGTGGCGGCCGATGACGCCGGTCGAGCTCAACATTGGGGCTGTCTCCGACCTAGACAAGAACTGGATCCCCGCATGAACTGGCTTGCCCGCTTGAACCCTTTCGGCGCCAAGGAAGCGCAGTCGCTGACGTCGATGGCGCTGCCCGGAAGCGGCGGCGGCGGGCAGCAGCTGTTCCTCGGCATGCTGAAGCGCACCCGCTTCGATTATCGGCGCGAGGTGGGCGACGGGCTCGATTCCTCCGTCGTCACCGCGCCGATCATGTGGATCCAGCGCGCGGTGCCCGAGGCGAAGCTGACGATCTGCCGCGAACTGGCGGACGGCGAGGAAGAATACCTCAAAGACCATCCCATGCTCGCGCTGATCAAGACGCCCAACGAGTTCTATGGCGATATCGTGCTGTGGACGGCAACGATCCTGAGCCTTTGCGGCGACGGCAATGCCTATTGGGTGATCGTCCGCGACGGCGTTGGCCGTCCGGCCGCGCTGTGGTGGGTGCCGCACTGGATGATGGAGCCGATGTGGCCGGCCGACGGCAGCCTCTTCATTTCGCACTATCGCTACAGCCCGGGCGGTGGCCGCGGGCAGATCGATCTGCCGTTCGATGATGTGGTCCACTTCCGCCACGGCATGAACCCGCGCAACATGCGCAAAGGCCTTTCGCCGCTGGACGGTGTGATCCGCGAGATCTTCATCGACCTGGAGAGCAGCAACTTCGTCGCCAGCCTGCTGCGGAACATGGGCGTGCCCGGCGTGGTGATCAGCCCCAAGGCGGGCGCGATCCCGAACCCGGACGACGTGGAGGCGACAAAGACCTGGTTCAAGCAGGCGTTCGGCGGCGACAATCGCGGCGGGCCGCTGGTGATGGGCGCGCCGACCGATGTGCAGCCCTATGGCTTCAACCCGCAGCAGCTCAACATGAGCGAAGGGCGCGATGTGGCCGAGGAGCGCGTCTGCGCCGCGCTGGGCATTCCGGCCGCGATCGTCGGCTTCGGCGCGGGGCTGCAGCAGACCAAGGTCGGCGCCACCATGGAGGAGCTGCGCAAGCTCGCCTGGAACAACGGCGTGCTGCCGATCCTGCGCATCCTCTCCGACGAGCTGCAGCGATCGCTGCTGCCGCAGTTTGGCGATGCGGCCGGCATGGAGGTGGAATGGGACACTTCCGATGTGATCGCGCTGCAGGAGGATGAGGACAAGCGGACCGACCGGCTGAACAAGCAGCTGGCAGCCGGCGCGATCACGCTGTTCGAATGGCGCGTCGAGATGGGCCTGCCGGCTGACGACAGCCACAAGTTCTACATCCGCACGATCAGCCAGATCGAAGTGCCGGAAGGGCAAGCGCCAGCGGCAACGACGCCGGGCGATCCGCCCGCACCGAAAGAGGAAAAGGCGGCGCCGAGCGAGGATGCGCTGAAAAAGGCGCGCGCCTGGATCAAGTCGATCGAGGGGATCTCCACGCCGCTCGCCGCGCGCTTCACGGTGACGCTCGAGCAGTATTTCAAGCGGCTCGGCACAGCGGCCAAGGCGGCGGCGCTGCCGCTGCTCGAGCAGGCGTTTCCCACGCCCCCGAAAGCTCAGGCAGAGGGCGAGACCAAAGCCGATGATCTGCTGGTGGCGATGATCCTCGACAAGCTGGGCATTCCGGAGTGGCAGCGCGATCTGGGCACGGCCTATCAGGCGCAGTACCTCGAAGTTGCGCAATCGGTGAACGGCGTGGCCGAACAGGCGGGGATTGTTGTGCAGTTCCCGGACGTCGTCGCAAACTCAATTGTCGCGGCGGGCGGGCGCCGCGTCGGCCTGGTCGATCTCGACCAGCAGACGCGCGATGCCCTGTTCGAAGCGCTGGCCGAGGGGCGTGCGGCGGGCGAAGGTTCAACCAAAATCGCGGAACGCATAGCGGGGCTAGTCGAGGCCGGTCCAAGCAATGATCCTAAGACCCGATCGCGCCGGATCGCGCGGACCGAAACAGCCTATGCTGCCAATATCTCGACTATCGAGCACGCCATGGCAGCCGGCGTCAAACAGTTCGTCGTGCGCGATGGCGTGTATGGCGAGCCTCGCTCGCTTGCCACTCACGTCGCCCGCAGCGGTTCGATCGTGAGCGCGGCCGAGGCGCTGGTGATGGCCAATGAGGAACACCCGAACGGAACGCTCAGCTTCGCGCCGAGCTTTGACTGACCACAGGAGCAAGCCATGCAGATCAAGAGCGTCACGATCGAGAAGATGGACGAGGCCGGCAAGGGCCGCGCGCGCATCGCCCAGCTTTCGGCAGTCGACAAGGATGGCGACACCTATGCCAAGGGCGCCTTCACCTGGAAGGACGGCGGCGGCCAGTGGGTGATGATGATCCCGGCGCACAACAAGCAGGCGATGCCGTTCGGCAAGGCATGGCTGACCGAGGAAGGCGATTTCGCGGTGGCGGACTTCACGCTCAACCTCGATACGCAGGCGGGCAAGGACTGGCACGCAGCGCTGCTGTTCGATCTCAAGAACGGGACGCCGGTGCAGGAATGGTCCTACGGCTTCCGCACGCTGCAGGCGGGGCGCGTGATGCGCGAGGGCAAGCAGGCGCGCGAGCTGCAGAAGCTCGACGTGTTCGAGATCTCGCCGGTGCTGCGCGGCGCGGGTGAGCGCACCGGCACGCTGGGCCTCAAGTCCGCCGAGCTGAAGGAAGCCGCCTTTGCGCCGCTGATCGGTTCGTTGGCGGAGCTGGCGGACGCGGTGGCGGAAGATCCGGCGGTGCTTTCGGAGACGGGGCGCAAGCAGCTCGAGCAGATCCATGGCGCGCTGGGCAAGGCGCTGGCGACGCCCGCGAACGATGATCCGCACGCGGAGAAAGCCGCCACCGACGCGGCGGTCTATGGCTTCCTGCAGACCATCACGCGCCGCCATCTGAACCGCCGGGGCTGACTCCATCACGATTTACGCCACAGCGCGCGCTGACCGCGCAAAGGCGCTGACCCCCGGAATTTCCTGCCGAGGGGCTTCTTAGGCTTCTTAAACCGCCCTGAGGGGCGTTTCAGAGCCCGCCGCGATCTGCGATCCGGCGGGTTCGCCTCTTGTGTTGCTATCGGGCGCGGCGATGGGGTACAGATTGGCCCTGCCGGCACAGTGTGATGCCCTGGCCATCCCCCGCAGCTTCAACATGCCCCACGGACCCTGTTCCGGGGCGCCTGGCCGCCATAGCTCCCGCCATATGCACCCTACCGTTTTCAAGGCCGCAGGTCCGCTGGCCAGGGAGCATTGACATGAGCGATATCAAAAATCTGACGTTGAAGCAGACCCGCGAGAAGATGACCGCCAGGCAGGACGAGCTGGGCAAGGTCTTCGAGGAAGCCAAGACCGCCGACGGGTATGACTTCAACAAGGTGAAGTGCCTGGGCGCGGACGTGGTTGGCTCGGTCGCTGTGGCCGAGAAGGTCAAGGCCATGAACGACGAGCTGAACGCGCTGGGCGAGCATGCCGACACGCTGGCCGAGGCCGAGAAGGCGGCGATGCAGCACACGGCGCGCAGCAAGGCGCGCGGCGGCTTCCAGCTTCCGGGCCTTGGCGGCGGTCAGCCGGAGAACCGCGGCCAGTTCCAGATCAAGGGCCTTGGCGATCTGATCTCCGAGAGCAAGGCGTTGGCCGACTGGAACGGCAAGGGCACGGTCGACCTCAACTTCGACGACGTGCTCTTCTCCGAACTCTGCGCCAAGGCCGCGCTGGGCGACACGATGGCGGCCAAGGCGGTGATGAGCACCGGCTCCGGCTTTGCGCCGCAGGCGATCCGCCTTCCCGGCATTGTCGAGGCGGTGACCCGCCCGGTGCAGCTTCTCGACATCCTGCCGATGTTCCCGACCACGGAATCGGCGATCGTCTTCATGGAAGAGACCACCCGCACCCATGCCGCGGCGGAAACCGCCGAAGCCGGCGCCTACGCGGAAAGCACCTTCGTGTTCACCGAGCGCAATACGCCGGTGCGCAAGATCACCGATAGCCTGCCGGTGACCGACGAGCAGCTCCAGGACGTGCCGATGATGAGCGGCTACATCTCGAGCCGCCTGATCTTCGGCGTGCGCCAGCGGCTTGATCGCCAGTGCCTGCTGGGTGACGGTTCGGCGCCGAACCTGCGCGGCCTTGCCAACGTTTCCGGTATCCAGACGCAGGCCAAGGGTGCGGATGTGGCGCCGGATGCGTTCTACAAGGCGATGGTCAAGGTGCGCGTGAGCGGCCGCTCGCTGCCGACCCATCACCTGATCCATCCGACCGACTGGCAGGGCATTCGCCTTCAGCGCACCGCCGATGGCATCTACATCTGGGGCTCGCCGGCCGAAACCGGTCCGGAGCGCCTGTGGGGTCTTCCGGTTGTGCAGGTTGACGCGGGCACCGCAGGCACCGGCTACACCGGCTCGTTCGACGTCTCCAACGTCGCGCTCTTCGAGAACAAGGGCGTCGATGTCGCGGTCGGCTACGTCAACGACGACTTCGGCAAGGGCAAGCGCACGGTGCGTGCGGACATGCGGGCCGCGCTCGCCTGGTTCCGCCCGGCTGCGTTCTGCCAGGTCACCGGGCTCTGATACAGCGCTGATCCGGATGGCTGCCGTTCGGGGCGGCTCCGGGGAGCGCATCAACAAGGCCGGGAGGCACGAGGCGAGCGATCGCCAGGTGCCAGAGCCGGTCAGCCCGCCGCCGAACAGTGCGGGCACCCTGACACCGATCTTCGCAACCTGAGAGAGGCAAGGCCATGCCCAAGTCAACCGGAACAGCATCGCGCATCTTTACCGCGCAGCTGGGATCGCCCGCCCTGGGCACAACCAATGCCGTGCTTGCCGATACTGCGATGGCGAGCGGCGCCACGACGCTGGTTACCACCGGGATCACCAATCCCGATGTGCCGCGCAATCTGACCGTCACGGGCAATGCTGCGGCGGTCACCGGCAACGTCGTGATCGTGGGCACCAATATCGGCGGCGAGACGATCACCGAGACGATCGTTGCTTCGGGGACCAGCACCGTTGTCGGCGCGAAGGCGTTCAAGACGGTGACCTCGATCACGCTGCCGGCGTGGGCTTCGGCCAACACCGAGCGCATCCGCGTCGGCACCGGCGCCCGGCTCGGCCTGCCGACCCCGATCAGCCGCAACAGCGTGATCGCGGCGTTCCTCAACGGCGTGCGCGAGACCACCGCGCCGACCGTGTTGTTCTCTGCCACCGCGCTCGAGAATGACACGGTGCAGCTGAACTCGGCGCTGGGCGGCACTCCGGTGATCGTCGACTACTACGAAACGAACTGAGGAGGCGGCCATGACGATGATTGCCCGGATGCGCCTCTGCCTGACGGCCGACAAAGCCGCGCTCGTGCCCGAAGGCCATGAGGACGCCGCCTTCCTCTACGCCGCGATCGGCGACGAGATCCCCGACGACGCGGCCGAGCGCTTTGGCTTGGTCGATGGCCTGTTGCCCGGCGCGCCGGACGAGTGGGCAGCGGAGCTTGAGCGTGTGGCCCAGGAGGATGCCGCGGCGAAGCTCGCAGCAGCCGAGCAGGAGGAGCGCGAGGCCAGGGCGGAAGAAGCTGCCAAGGCCGAAGCTGAAGCGGCTGCCAAGGCCGAAGCTGAAGCGGCTCCCAAGGCCGAAGCCGATGCCGCTGCCACGGCCAAGCCGGTCCGCAAGCCTCGCCAGAAGGCGGAGGGGTGAGCCATGGCCCTGCTCGACCGGGTGCGCGAACGGACGGGGAGCGATCTCTCCGACACTGAGCTTCAGGCCATGATCGACGGGATCACGGCCGAGATCAGCACGCGCCTCGGGACGGCAGGGCCTATCACCGTCGAGCTCGGCGATCTGGACGAACCGACCACCCGCTCGCAGACCACGCTGCGCCTGGCGCGGCCGCTCGACGTGAACCAGCCCGTCACCATCCATGAGGACGAGCCCGGCGACAGCGGCCAGGCGCTTGCCCGCACCACGCTGACCAGCAGCGATTACCGCGTGCTGCATGGCGGGCGGACGCTGCAGCGGCTGACCGGCGGGCCGAACAGCGCCCGGCTCTGGGCGCCGCTCGTGCAGATTACCTACACGCCGATCGGCGAGGCAGCCGCGCGCGACGAGGTGGTGATCAAGCTCATCCAGCTCGATCTTTCGTTCCGCGGCGGGCTGAAGCGCGAGAAGGCCGGCGACTATGAATTCCAGCTCGCGGACAACTTCGCCGACGAGCGCAACCGCATCATCGACAGCCTGGCGCAGCCGCGCGGGATGCTGATGGCCTAGAGGAGAAGATCGATGTCTGATGCCCGGCTCACCTTCGGCCAGCGCGCCGTCGGCCTCCTGTTCAATCCGAGTGGCGACGATGCAGTCGGCCAGTGCAAGGCGAAGTTCGCCGAGGCAATCGACCAGATGAACGACTTCCGCAACATGCCGGCCACCACGCCGGAGGCCAAGCGGCTCGCCTCGATCGCGATCACCGAGCTGCAGGGCGCGCAGATGTGGGCAGTCAAAGCCCTCACCTGGCGCGATTGATCAACCGAAAAAGGAGAAGCCTCATGTCGTTTTCATTTGCAATTCGCGCCGTCAGCATTGCCGCCTGTCTTCCGCTTGCGAAGGCCAAGATGGAAGAGGTTGTCGCTGCGCAGCCGGCGCATGCTTTTGATGCCGCGCTGATCCTCGAAACGGCTGAGCGCTATCTGGCGCTGGCTAGTGAGCCCAACGAGGGCGCCGAGCTTCTCCTGCAAATGCACGGGTCGGTCTGGTTCTCCGGCGATGATGTTCTCGGCGGTTTGAGTGGCGGCGTGAGCATCTCCTATGTGCAGGCACCAAACACGGTTGCCGACAGCGACGGGGACGACGGCGCGTGATCGCCGGCCGCCTCACCATGCGCGCGGCGATCGAGCGCAACACCGCCACGGCCAAGGATGCCTGGGGCAATCCGGTCGAGCCGGTGTTCGCCTCGATCGGCGATCCGGTGGCGTGCTTCGTGTGGTCGAAGAGCGCGCGCCAGGTGCAGGACGGGAGCAAGACGGCCGAGATCGAGAACCTGCGGGCGATGTTCGCACTCGATGCCGATGTGCAGCCGGGTGACGAGATCGCCGCGGTGACCGACCGGCGCGGCACGGTGCTGCTGCCCGGCCGGTTGCGCGTGGAAGCCCCGGTGCAGCGCAAGCATACGCACCTCGAGGCCGATCTGCGGAGGATCGGATGATGGCTGTCAAATCTCTCGTCTGGGAAGGCAAGGCGGTGACCGAGCGCATGCGCAAGGCCATGATCGACGGGGTCAACAAGACGATGGGTGATTGCGTCGTCTATGCTAAAATCAACCATACTTGGCAGAACCAATCCACTGACCTTGAGCGATCAATCCGCGTCACGAGCTATGCCGCACTCAAAGGCACATACGTCGTCGGCCAATGGGGCTCGGTCGGACTCAATTATGCGCTGATCCACGAGCTGGGCGGCGTGATCGTGCCGAAGAAGGCCAAGGCGCTGGCGATCCCGCAGGCGGATGGTTCGGTGCGCCTCGTCAAGAAAGTGACGATCCCGGCGCGGCCCTATCTGCGGCCGGCGGCGGACGCGATCTATCCGCAGCTGGCGGCGAACATCCGGCGCGCGTTCGAGAAGGGCGGTGCGCCTGGCGCAGGGGCGACCGATGGCTGATGTGCCGGCCGATCCGATCGGCGCGCTGGTTGCGGCGCTGCTCGCTGATGCCGACGTGGCCGCGATCGTGGCAACGCGCGGTTTCGGCGGCGAGCTGCCGGCCGAGGAGACGGCAGCGATGCCGCGCCCGGCCTTCGTGATCCGCGCCTCGGGCGGTGTGCCGCTGACGGGCGGAAGCTTTGTCGAGGCGGATGCGCAGCGGCTCGACGTCTATGCCTATGGCAGGACGCAGCGCCAGGCCTCGCAGCTCGCCGATCTGATCGCGCTGAAATTGCGGCGGATACGGCGCAGCATCATTGGCGGCACGCTGATCCATTGGGTCAACTCTGCCGGAGGGTACACATCGGGCCGAGATCCCGAAACGGACTGGCCGCGGGCGTGGCGGTCATTCCAGGTCTTTTTCGCGCTTGTTCAGGTCAGTTAAGAGGAGGTTCTCATGCCGGCACCGTTGGAAATCGTTGGGCAGCCGCTCACCCTGTGGCTGGCGCCCGTTGCCACCACCTTCCCGCTCGTCGATGCGGCGCCTTCGGGCACGTGGGTGCTGATCGGCACCAGCGGCATTCGCAGCCAGGATGAAGCGGGCGTTACCGTCACGCACAGCCAGACGGTCAACAAGGTTCGCACCGGCGGCTCGCTGGGGCCGGTCAAGGCGTTCCGCAGCGAGGAAGATCTGATGTTCCGCGTCTCGATCTTCGACACCACGCTCGAGGCGGTGCGGATCGCGCTCAATGCCAACACGCTGACCACCGTGGCGGCCTCGACGGGCGTGGCGGGCACCAAGCGCATCGGGCTCAGCCGCGGGCCGGATGTGACCGAATATGCGCTGCTGGCGCGCGGGGTGGGCACTTCGCCTTATGGCGATGCGATGAACTCGCAGTGGGAAGTGCCGCGGTGCTACATGTCGAACAGCCCGGCGATCGTCTACCGCAAGGGCGTGCCGGCAGGCGTCGAGCTCGAGTTCACCGCGCTCGAGGATCCGAACGCGGCGAGCGCGGCGTTCCGCTTTGGCTCGATGCGCTTCCAGCACGCGCTGGCGACCTGAGGAGGGGGTGACATTGCGCCGGACGGTGCAATGTCATATGGAGCCGGGGCGCCGCGATGCGCTCCGGCTCTTCCTGCATCGGTCACCTGCGGGCGTAGCCCGGATCGTGTTCCGGGGCGCGTGATCATCCGCCGCACGGGCATAGCGCGGCCATGGACACGCCCGAAAATCCTCCCCAAAGCGCAGCGAAAGACGGCCGTGAGACGGCTCTCAGCGAGCCGCTCCTCGATCTTTCGACGCTGACGGTCCGCCCGCTGATCGCGATCGACGGCGCGCGGCACGAGATTCTTTCACCCGACGAGCTTTCGATCCTCGACAGCCACCGGCTCGGGGCGTGGGGGCGGCGCATCCAGCAGCTGGCGGAAGCCGAAGGCGCGGAGGCCGAGGCCGAGCTCGAGCAGCTCGTCGACAAGGTCGCGCGCAAGGTGGCGGTGGGCGTGCCGGACGCCGTCTGGGCGCAGCTTTCCGGCGCGCACAAGCAGGCGATTGCCGATGTTTTTACCGGGCTCTTGCTGCGCACGCGTCTCGGCGTGGCAGGAGCGATCGCGAAGGCGGCGGGGATCGAGCTGCAGAACGGGACGGCGGCGGAGATCATGGCCGCGACTTCGATTGGGGCGAAATCATCCCCCGGCTCCAGCGGTTCTACGGCGGGCAGCCCCAATGGTGGCTGGAAGACGCGCCTGGCGCGCTGGTTCGGGCGTTCCTGAAAATGATGCCCCGGCTTGAAGCGGGCGAGATGCTGGACGCGCTGCATGTGCAGGCGCTGGCGATCGCGCCGGCAGACAGCGCGGCGAAGCAGGAGAAGGTGGCCAAGCTGCAGGCGCGCGCAAGAGGCGAGGCGATCGCGCCGGAAAAGCCGCGCAAGGCCAGCGTGAACGATCTGGCCGGCATGGGCATTGGCATTGCTGCGGAGATCGTGCGCGATGTCTGAGAAGCTTGGCGATGCCGTCCTTGATCTGCGCACCGACGACAGCGCCTTCACGGCAGGCATCAACCGGGCTGAAGTCGCAGCGACCGGGCTAGGCCGGACACTCGATGCAACGTCGGGCAGCTCGCTCGCGCTGGCTGACAGGATGACGAGGTCGGTCCCGGCGATCGACGGTGTGACACGAGCCAGTGGTGCGCAACGGCAGGGACTGTTGCAGTTGACGCAGCAGCTCGGCGACGCCTCGACCATGTACGCACTGGGGATGCGGCCGCAGCAGATCTTTGCAAGCCAGGTGGGTCAGGTGGCCGGGGCGATCCAGTTGCTGGCAGGCGAGGGCAGCAAGTTCGCCCGCTTTCTGGGTGGGCCTTGGGGCATCGCCATTATGGTCGGGGTGCAGGTGCTCGGGCCGCTTATCGGGAGCCTGCTGGCGGCCGACGAAGCCATGAAGAAGGTCGAGCTTGCATCTGATGGGCTCGCCGATGCGCAGGGCGTGCTCGGCCGTATGTTCGATCTGACCACGGGCAAGCTCAAGAGCCAGAACGAGATGCTACGGCTCAACGCTGAGCTCATGGCGATCAATCTGCGCGCGCAGGCCGCTGCCGAACGGAGAAATGCCACCAGCACGCTCGACAACTTCCGGCGTGGCAGCGTGGGTCTTTCAATGACCGAAAAGGCGATGGGCGCGCTTGGCATTCCTGTCGGCGGCTCGCTGGGCCGGGAAGATGCTGTTCGCCAACTTGTCGAGGACATCCGCTCGGGCCGCGTCAACAATACCGACGCTGCTCGGCGAGCGGCGGGCATGGATTTTAGCGGTCTGGCTGTTTCCAGAGAGCAGTTCCTCAAGGCCATTGCGGACGGTGTTTCCGGACCGGCAAAGGACAAGGTTGCCGACGCGATTGAGAAATCACTCAACGATGGCGCGCTTGATCCGTCGCTTCGCACTAGCGGTCGAAGCAAAAAGGCGAAGGCCGGCAAAAGCCAGGCCGAGATCGACGCAGAGTTTCTTTCCGGCATCACCTCGCTCAACCGGGATGAGCTGCAGGCCCGGCTTGCACTGGCAAGCGACGTTGGCGAGCGTCTTGAAATCCAGAAGGAAATCCTCAACGCCGAGCGCGACGACAAGATCCGCACGATCGACGCAAACAAGAACTTCTCAACGGACCAGAAGGCCGCGATGCGGGCCTATATCGATCGGCTCTACGGGCGCGATAGCACGATCGGGCCGAACGGCGAGATCGTCACCGAGGGGCGCCCGGGGCTGCTCAACCAGGGGCTGACGCGGCAGTTCGAGGCGGAGCAGACCAAGCTCGCCAATGACATGCTGCAGCGGCAGGCGGAGACGGCGCAGGCCTCGGCGCAAGTGGCGCGATCGACGCGCGAGCGCGCGATGCTGGAGGCCGAGGCGCTGCGGCTGCAGCAGCAGATCCAGGACAACCTGCTCGAGCAGCAGATCGCGACCGGGCAGGTGGCCGATGCCGAGAAGGCGCGCGCCGAGCTGCGCAGCCAGCAGGCAGCCGCGCGGCGCGGGCTTTCCGATCGCTATGCCGGTCCGCTCGACCAGTATGCCGACCAGCTCGCCGCCAACAAGGAAGACAGCGCCCGCCGGGTCGAGGCGCTGATGGTCGAAGAGCTGGACTATGTGCACCGCTCGATCGGCGACACGATCAGCGCGCGCCTGGGCGTGGAAGATCCTTTCCTGCGCGGCCTGATCGACATGTTCGTCGAGGATGTGTTCATCCGCCCGTTTGCCGAAGCGCTGCAGAAGCAGAAGGGCGGCGGTGGCGGCGGCGGGCTGTTCTCGTCGCTCTTCAGCGGGCTGTTCGGCGGGGGCGGCGGTGCGTCGCCGCAGGCGAGCCTTGCCGGCGATGTGGCCGCAACAATCGGCAGCTCGCAGTTCGCCGGCCTCTTTGCCGAGGGCGGCACGATCCCGAACGGTGCGTGGGGCATTGTCGGCGAGGCGGGGCCGGAGCCGATCCGCGCGACGGGCGGCGGCATCGAAGTGCTGCCGAACAGTGCGCTGCGCGGCATGGGCGGCGGCGGTCCCGGCGTTCTGAAGGTCGAGGTGATCGGCGCGCGCGGGAATGCCGAGATCGAGGCAATGGTGCGCTCCGGCGTGGCGCAGGGCCTTGCCGCCTATGACAGCAAGGTGGCCGCGCGCGTGGCCGACTACAACAATCGGAGGACGGGATGACCACCTTCGATTGGCCGGGCACGCTGATCCCGCGCAACATCCAGATCCTGCCGCCGCGGGCGACGCAGGGGATGTCGAGCAGCCTCAACCGCACCACGCAAGTGCAGGCTGCGATCCGGCCGCCGTTTGCCGTGACGATGGAGTTCGACGAGCTGACGGGCGGCGAAGTGCTGGCCTGGCGCGCGTTCATGGCGCTGCTCGAGGGGCGTGCCAATACGGCGCGGCTGCCGCTGTTCGATCTGTGGCTTCGCGCCAGCCAGGCGGCGATCGGCGCAGGGCTTGTCGCGCACGGCGATGGCACCAGCTTCAGCGACGGCGCGCTCTACAGCACCGATGACATCGCCGGTGTGCTGGTGACCGGCGTGCAAGGGCAGCGCACGATCACGGTCGATTTCGGGGTCTATGGCCAGCTGCTGGAGGCCGGACAATACTTCGGCCTCGGCGATGAGCCCTATATCTGCAGCGGTATCACCTGGTCGGGCACGGTGGCGACGATCCGCTGTTCGCCGACGCTGCGGCGCGCCTACACGGCGGTCGAGATCAAGCTCAAGCCGACGATGATCGGGCGGCTGCGCAGCGACGACGAGGGCGCGCTGATGCTGCGCAACCTCCGCCATGGCGCGCCTTCGATCACCTTCGTCGAAGACTTTGCCGAGCTCGCCGTATGAGCCTGTTTCCCGACACCATCAAAGCCGCCCTCGCGGGTTCGCGGGTGGACATGGAAATCCTTGTCCTGTTCGATTTCGTGACGGAGCCGGTGCGGGTCTGGCTGGGCGGCACCGGCCAGCTGCGCACCAACGATGGCTATCTCTGGGACGGGCTCGGCCGCATCGGCGCCGTCTCCGGCATCGAGCAGGCCGTCAATGGCGAGGCGCCCGAAGTGACCTTCACGCTTTCGGGGGTGGATAACCAGCTTGTGCGCCTGGCGCGCGACGAGTTCGATACCGAATGCAAGGGCCGCCTGATCACGGTGCTGTTGCAGTTCTTCGGGACGGATGACCCCGATGATCCTGACAACCAGCGCCCGCTGGACTTGCCCTTTCCGTTCGCCTCGGCCCGGGCGCTGACGCCGGAGTTCACGTTTGGCGAGGGCGATGAGCGATCGATCACGATCCGCTGCGAGAGCCTTTTCAGCCTAAGGGCACGGCCACGCGCGGCGCTTTACACCGATGCCGATCAGCAGCGCCGCTTTCCGGGTGATCTCGGCTTCGCGTTCGTGGCCAGCCTCAAGAACAAGGTGATCACGTGGCCGGACTACTGACGCCCTCGGACAAGGCGGCGGCGGCGACGCGGCTTGGCCTGGTGACAGACCAGACGCTGATGCTGTGGTCTGCCTTGCCGTTCGTCTACGGCGCGACCGATTGCTTCCTTTCGATCCTCGATCATGTCGAGGAAGTGATCGGCGAGCGCTTTGCCGATCGGCCGCGCTATCGCAGTGCGCGCGATGCCTATCGCCAGCTGCGCGCCTACGGCGGGTTTCAGGCTTATTGCGAGCTGGTGTTTGCGCGGCTCGGGCTGGAAACGACCAAGGAACCGAAGCGCGGCGATGTGGGCCTTGTCGATATTCCCGGCACGGGTTTGACGGCCTGCCTGTGCCTGGGCCGCAGCTGGGCCGCGCGCGGTGAAGGCAGCTTCACGATGGTGCAGGCCGCGCCGGTCATCGCGTGGAGCGTGGTGCCTCCCGAGGCGAGCAGGAGGCCGCAATGCCTCAGGTGATCGCGGGCGCCATCATCGCTGCCGTAGGCGCAAGCGGAATTGCCGCTTCGCTGATCAGCATCGGCGTCTCGCTCGGCTTCAATGCCCTGCTCAAGTCCGTCTTTGGCGGCAATCGCCCCAAGCCGAGCGACGGCCAGATCACTGTGCGCGGCTCGGTCGAATCGCGCACGCGCAATTACGGGATCGTCCATACGGGCGGCGTGCTGAGCTTCCAGGAAAGCAGCGAGGGCACGCTGGGCATCGTGGTGACGCTGGGCACCGGCGAAGAGACCGAGATCCTGGAACACCGCATCAACGACAAGGCGGTGACCGTGGACGGATCGGGCACCGTGACCGATGCGAGCTACCACGGCGCGGTGCATGTCTACACCCGGCCGGGAAGCGATACGCAGACGGCGATCGGCCAGGTGACCAGCGTCTTTCCGCAGTGGACCAGCAACCACCGCCAGCGCGGCTGCGCCATTGCCGCGCTGATCTGCGACCCGGTGAAACAGGAGCTTTTCAGCGAGGTCTATGGCGGGCGCGAGCCGGTCTATTCGCAGATCCGCAAGGCGGTGAAGGTCTACGACCCGCGCAAAGACAGCACCTTCCCGGGCGGCAGCGGGTCGCAGCGACTGAACAACCGCAGCACTTGGGGCTGGAGCGACAATGCCGAGCTGGTGATCGCAGACTACCTTGCGCACGAGGACGGCTATGGCCTTGGCTACAGCGCGATCAACTGGACGACAGTGGCCGCGCAGGCGACAATTGCCGACCAGACGGTGAGCACTGCCAGCGGCGCCATGATCGCGCGCTGGCGGCTCTGGGCGAGCATCAAGCTGGCGGGCGACGAGCGGCGGCAGGTGCTGACCGACATGCTCAAGGCCTGCGACGGCTTCGTGTGGCAGGGGCCCGACTACAAGATCAACATTCTGGTCGGGGCCTATCAGGCGCCCACGGTGACGCTGACGGACAGCCACATCATCGCGATGACGGCACGGCGCGGGCCGACGGCCGAAGAACGGACCAGCGCACTCAAGATGCTCTATACCGAGGCGAGCATCGGCTATCGCGAGCAGGAAAGCGCGCTGGTTTCGGTGCCGGGGATCGATCAGGATCCGAACACCGATCCGCAGCCGGTGCAGCTCTACTATGCGCCGCACCACAACCAGGCCATGCGGATCGGCAAGCTGCTGGCGGCGCGGCGGGGCAATCGCTGGCACCTCGACCTGGTGACCAACCTCTATGGCCTCAATCTGCTGGGCGAGCGCTTTGTGCGCGTCACCTCGGACGAGGCGGCGATCGACGCGGTTTTCGCGATCGAGAGCGGGGTGAAGATCGCGCACGGAAAGGACCGCCTCAACATCAGCGTGGGCCTGATCGAGGTGAAGCCGGAGGACTGGAGCTTCAACGCGGCCACCGAGGAAGGCACACCGCCGACCGGATCGAGCAGCGCCGGCACTATCACCCTAGCGGCGCCGACCGGGCTGACGCTTTCGGCCGCGCAGATCGGCGGCGCCGCGGGGACCAGCGTTGCGATCAAGGCGACGTGGGATGCCGGTGGGCGATCGGGCCTCAGGTATGAAGTGCGCTATCGGCCGACCGCCGGCGGCGACTGGCTGCTGATGAACGTGGAGCCCGAAGACCGCACGGGCTGGAGCGGTCCCGTCAGCAGCGGCATCCAGTATGACGTTCAGGTACGGGCGCTGACGATCGGGCGATTTGCCAGTGCCTGGAGCGGCGCGGTGCAGATCACGCCCGTTGCAAGCTCGACACTCTCGGCGCCGAGCGCGCTCGCGGTGACCGGCGGCGTCGGCGGCGCAGCCTACAGCTTCCGGATGCCGAGCGAGATCGGGCTGGCCTATGCGCGGCTCTATCGGACTGCCACGAGCAGCTTCACCAGCCCTACGCAGGTCGGTGCCGATATCGTCGGCGGGCTCGGCCAAGTGATGACGGGCAGCGACAGCGGCCTCTCGGCCGGCACGTATTACTATTGGGTTCGCGCCTTCAACGGATCGGGGGGGCAGTCTGCGCTCACCGGCCCGGTGAGCGCGACAGTCACTTGAGCGAGGCGCGCGCACATGGGTGAGATCAGGGATCAATTCAACGTCGTCTATCGAGACTATGTGACGGACGGTGTTCCTTCATCTGGTTTGAACGAGGTCGAAAAAGCGGATGTCCGTGCGCTGGGGGGCGTGATCGAGGATCAGACCGCCGTCTATGCAGCTGCTGCAGCGGACGCGGCTGAGACTGCGATGCAGGTGGCGATTGCAGCCCAAGGCACGGTTCACACGCTGACAACGCCGGTGAGCATCGGCGGAGCGCTGCCGTTCGAGGTCAGTGCGTTGTCCGGCTCGTTTGTGGGCACCGGCACGGGCGGCACGCCGGGCGAATATGCCCTGAGCATCTCTGGCGGCCCTGCAGGGCACACGGCGTTCATCACCATCGGCGGCGACGGCAAGCTCGCATCGGCCCGCATCGGTGCCCGCGGCATCGCCACCAGCAACACCGCACCGACCTACAGCCTGCCTGGCGGTACCGGCCTGACCGGCGCAACCCTGCCAACTGCGACCGTTTCTGCCGTAGCGGAAGGCCGCGTCTTCCTCGCGCCCAATTCGGACGGCTCTCAGGTCCTGGGCTATCGCGCCGTCAGCAGCGCAATCTCGGCATGGACGGTGGGCGGCGTGCAGTTTGCCGATTACAAGAAGACCGGGATCGATGGCGTGCTTTCGATCGCCGCCGCCACGCTGGCCTCGGCAACTTATGCCGCGAGCAGCCAAGGCATGCCGGCCGGCGCCGGCACGGCCATGCTGTTCCGCAACGGCGTGTTCTGGGATTTCCCGCGCAGCCGCTTTGTTGTTGCCGGGGTGAGCGCCGTTTCGGTCGCGGCCTTCTCCGGCTTGACGGTCACCCGCGCGGCGACGGCGCTCGCGCTGACGGCTGCCGGCGTCTATCAGACGTTTCCAGCCAACATGCTGCGCGCGACCGATCGCGGGGCCCTGATCGAGGCCGCGGCAACCCAGCGCCTGACGCAGCCGGTCGATTTTTCCAACGCGGCATGGACCAAGACGCGCTGCACCGCCGTGGCGGTGGCGAACGGTGCGCCTGACGGCGCGAGCAGTGCTTACGACATCACCGAATCCGCCACGGGTTCCGGCCAGGTGGTCGCTTCGGCGAGCTTCAGTGCGACGGCGGGCCAGCACACCTTTTCGGTCCACCTCAAGAAGGGCGCGCGGCAATATGCGCAGGTCCAGATCAGCGGCGGCAACACTCACCTCTATGTGATCGACTTCGACAACGGCACCTTCACCGGGGTGGCCGGTGTGAATGCCGCAACCGCATTCTCGATCACCGCGCTGGCGAACGGCTGGTTCCGCGTCACGCTCACCACGACGCTGACGGCCACGACCACCAACTTCCTGATCTACGGCGCGGGCGGCGTGACCAGCGGGGACCGGACCTACAGCTCGACCAGCGGCACCGTGGCGCTGCGCGTTGCCTTTGCGCAGATCGAAACCGGCGCCGTCGCGACCTCCCCGATCCTCACCGGCTCGGCCACGCGGCCTGCCGATGCTGTGGCGCTCACACTTCCCAGCGGCAGCCCGCAGGATCTGATCAGCATCGCTTTCACCGGCGGATCGACGGCATTCCGGCGCAGCGCACTTGCCAGCCAGGCCACGCTCAATCTGGTGACCGATGGCGGCGGCGCCTGGCTCGGCCAGTACATCACCCAGCTGGTCCACACCCTTGCCTATGACGCCTCGCTGGTGGCCGACACGCCGACCGGTGCCAAGGTCTACATGGTGGCGATGGACGGCACCTTCTGGTGGCGCGGCACGCCTTATGCCAGCGAAGCGGAAATGATCGCGGCGGCCGGCGGCACCGGATCGATGCTGACGATGAGCCTCAATGGCTACGTCGCACCCGATGCGCCGAACATCCTGGCCGGGGTCGACTTCACGATCGATCAGCAGCAGTTCGTGCTGACCAACAATGCTAGTGGCGCGGTGACCGGCGGCTATCTGCAGATGACGGCGGCCGGGGCGAACTACTCGGCGCTCTCGCGCGCGATCACCGGCTATGGCGGCAAGGCCCTGCGTTTCACCGCCACGGTGAAGACCGACACGGTGACCAGCAGCGGCGCGGCGCTCGGCATCTCGAACTATGCGCAGAACTTTTTGGTCGCCTACGCCTCGCGCGCGCTGCCAAGCAACACGCCGGACACGACGCTCAGCGTGGTCGGCGCTGTCAGCTACGGCAAGCCGACATGGGTGGGCCTCTACCACTTCAGCGGCACCGGCGTGAGTTACATGAAGAACCCGGTGCTGCAGGAAATCCGGCCGGCGCGGGACTTTCCAACCAGCGGCTTGATGGTCGAGCTGCGCGGCACCGCTCCGGGTTCGATCCCCGGCAGCACCCAAGTGCTCTGGCAGGCGGACTGCGGCCTTCGGTTCGATCGTGCGCGGGTGGAGCTGCGCAGCGATGGCACCGTGCATTTCACCGGCCAGATCGCGGACGGATCGGGCACGCCGGCGCAGCTTTTCGACCTCACGCTGGGCTCGCTGACCGGTGGCCAGTCGTTCATCATTGTGGCGGGCTGCAACGGCACCACGGCCGTTGGCGCGATGAACGGCGGCGCCGCGCAGACGGCGACGCCGCAGATCCCGATCGGCGAGGCCTATTTCCGGATGGGCCGCGATCATGCCGGCGCATCGGTGTTCACCGGCACGATCACCGCCTATCGCATCATCTCCGGGCTTGAGACGGCCGGCTGGTGCCAGCGCCGCTCGTCGGCCGCGCAAGTGACCGATCCGGGCCTGTGGACCGAGGGCGACAGCTATTCCAGCTTCAGCACCGGTTTCCACACCATGCTGCTCGATCAGGGTTACGAGGTGGCCAACACCGGCTCGGGTGGATCGACCTTTGCCCAGCAATATGCGCGCCTGATCGACAGCACCAACCTTGCCAACTTCGGCAACCGGACGGTGGTCTGGTGGGACGGCTCGCCGAACGGCCGCGCGGCGGCGGCAGTCGTAACCGGCTCGATCAGCGGCACGACGCTGACGGTTACGGGCATTACCAGCGGCGCGCTCGCGGCCGACCAGCTGCTGTCGAACGCTGGCGGTGCGGTGGCACCGGACACTTTCATCGTCTCGCAGCTGACCGGCCCAGCGGGCGGCGCGGGCACCTATCGCGTGTCGGTTTCGCAAACGGTCGCAAGCGGGACAATCAACGCCTGGCCGGAATTCGTCCAGTTCAAGGCCGCAGTCACCGCGCTGGGCCACACGCGGGTGCTCTATGTGCGCTCGGCGCAGATCGGCGCCAATGCTCCTGGCACGACGACGCTGACGACGGCGCGCGGGCAGGAGAACATTGACCTCGACAGCATCTATCGCCGGATCAGCGCCGTCTATGGCGCCAACCGCGTCTGCGACCCGCTGCCCTATGTGACGACCCAGTACCAGGGCACGCCGGGCACTGACGCCTACAACGCGAACCTGTCCGACCTGGCTTATGGGTTCTTCCCGCGAGACCTTCTCATGGACAGCGCACACTTGATGGCCGTGGTGCGCGATGGCCTCGTTCGCGCCGTGATCAAGCCCGCAATCGACGCTGTGCGAGTGATGTGATGAACGCGCGCTGCACCCCTGAAGGACGCATGACATGACCGACGACATCATACTCAACCCCGGCACCGGCGGCGATGTGATCCGCGCCGAAGACAAGGGCGGCGCCAAGACGCAGGTGATCCTGCTCGATATCGGCGGCACCGGACCGGAATCGCTGGTATCCGGCAGCAATCCGCTGCCCGTCACCGTCTCCGGCGCTGCGACGGAGGGCAAGCAGGATACCGGCAACGCCTCGCTTGCGGCCATCGCCTCGGCCGTGGCGGGTACGCTAGGCATCGACGGCACGGTGTCGATCGACAACTTGCCCGCAACGCAGGCCATCAGCGCTGCTTCTCTACCCCTGCCTACTGGCGCGGCAACGGCGGCCAATCAGACGACCGGCAACACCTCGCTCGCCAACCTCGATACGGACGTGGGCGCGATCGACGCCACTCCCGCTGCGGCGGATGGCACCGGCAATTACAGCCTCGTGGCAGCGGCCAAGCGCGCGCTGCTCAACTGGGCCAACCTGCTCGCCCGCCTGCCCGCCGCGCTGGGCCAGGCAACAATGGCAAACAGCTT